ACATGCCGACGGCGACGTGCTCGTAGCGCGGTTCGCTGACAAAGCGGGCGAGCCGCGACACCCAGCCGCCGCGGCCGGGCAGCTTGGCGGAGAAGCGGTGCATGCCCTGGGCGATGTCGTCGTCGAACCAGGCGCGGAAGAGGGCGAGCTCGCCGGCTTTCATCCGCCAGGCGACCTCGGCGTCGACCAGCGAATCCTGCGCGAAGGCGCGGAACATGGGCGGGTCCGCGCTGCCGACGGCGCGACGGCGCTCGCGGGGGCGGAAGCGGTATTCGGCGGGGCGCGGCACGCCGGTCGGCCAGGCGACGATCGTCATGGCGCGTCCTCGCCCATGTAGGCGCTGCCGGTGAAGAGGATCTCGCCTTCGGCGGCGATGGCGGGTGCGCCGGCGGTGACGCCGCCGGTGAAGAGGATGGTGCCCGAGGCGCGCAGCGGGGCGACGGTGCGGGCGGCGGTGCCGGCGCCGAAGAGCACCAGCGGGGCGGTGACGCGGTAGTACAGGCCCGCATAGCCGCCGTTGACGACCTCGGCCTCCCAGGGCTGGGCGAACTGCGCGACATACCAGCGCAGGCGGAAGCTGCGGTCGACGCCGGAATCGCCCAGGGCGCTCAGGCGCACGTCGAAGGCTTTGGCGCCGGCGGCGAGCGTGGTCTCGTAGAAGTCCCAAAAGGCGTCGAAGGCGGCCTGCACCATCAGCCACTGCACGTTGGCGTTCCACGGCACCTCGCGCAACTGCGCGCGGCGGCGCAGGTCGCCGTGCTCGCGCGCCTCGGTGGCGGCGATGTCGAACGGGGTGAGCTCGTGCGGGTTGCGCAGCGGCACGGGGACCGCGGCCGGCAGGGGGCCGATGGATTCGGGGATCACCGCATGAGCCCCGTGGCGCGGTTCAGGCCGTATTGCGCTTGCATGGCGCCGGCAACGCGGCCGCCGCGACGCACGTCGGCAGCGACTTCGGAGAGCACCAGGTCGACGATCGTGCTGGTGGGCGTCTCGCGCGTGCGCTGCTGGGCGCGCATCGGCTGGCCCTGGTTGATGACGTTGACGACGATGGATTTGCCGGAGGCGCCGCCGCCGGGCGGGACGATGGTGGCGCCGGAGGTGCCGCCGAAGACGGGCTCCGGACCGTACTCGCCGGCGATGCCCCACTGGCCCGGCGGCACGCGCAAGCCTTCGGCGCCGAAGCCTGCGAATTTCAGGATGGAGTTGAAGATCGCGCCGAAGTCGACGCCATCGATCGCCTTTTCAAGCGGCTTCAGCACCCAGGCGCGCGTGCCGATTTGAAGCAGATCCTGGCCGAGGGCGTTGACGATGTCTCGGGCGTCGCCGCCGCGGGTGATCACCTGGCCGAGCGCGGAGACCATGGTCAGGGCGAACTCACGCGAGGCGTCGTTCAGGTCCTTCGTTTCCTTGGTGACATCGGAGGTCATGCCGGCGAGCCGCTTCATGCCGGCTTCGTGTTCCTCGAACGAGATTTTTCTGCCGTTGATGCCGTCGAAGAACGCGCGGTCGAGCAGCTGGAGGTCCTGCAGGTACTTGTTCGCCGCGGAGCGACCAGTCAGGTCGTTGACCCCCTCGATCTCGGTCTGGAGGGCGCGATAGGCGTCGGCCGCGGCCTGCAGCTCCTCGACGCCGCGGCGATCGCTCTCGGCAAGCTGCGCGAGGCGTAGGGATCGCGCGTAATCGTCTGTCGCTTCCTTCAGCTCGGCGGTAGCGCGGGTGCGGGTCTTGGTCTCTTCGGTCGGCAGTTTCAGCGTGTTGCTTCCCTCGCCGTAGCCGGTGACGCCCAGCAGCTGCTGCTTCACCGTGCCGATCGTTCGGGCAAGGTTCGCGGCATCGCGCTCCATGCCGTCGATCTCGAGCCGGATCGCCTCGGCGAACTCCGGCCGCCGCTCGGACGCCAACGCCTTGCGGCGCGCTTCGATCAGTCCGGTCAGCCGCTCCAGGCGCCGGGTGCCGTCGTTCAGCGACGCCGAGCCGGCCTTTTCCAGGATGGTGTTCGTCAATGCGGCGCCGGCGCCGAGGATCTCGTTCTTCAGCCGCTCCCAGCGGGTGGCGAGCTTGTCGATCTCGCGTTGTAACTTGATCGAATCCTCGATCGACTGCTCCGTTAACCCGGTGAACTGTCGCAGCCCGTCGGCGCCCTGGGTGAGGTAGGCGGCGAGCTTGGGGCCGATCTTTTCGCCGAGCTGGGCGGAGAGGAAGGCGCTGCGCTCGGCGGTGTTTCCGTACTTGCTGAGCGCGTTCGACATGGCGCCGATTGCTTGCTCGGCGTTGTCGATCTCGGCGACATTCAGACCCAGCGCGTCGAAGAAGCTTTTCGCCTTGGCGTCGCCGCCCTTGGCCGCCACCAGCTGCGCGTTGATCTTGGCGAGCGCCTTGTCCAGCGTGGCGGCTTCGACGCCGGCCTCGGCCGCCTTGCTGCGCATCTCGGCGAGCGCTACGGCGCCGACGCCGAGGCCTTCGGCGGTGTCGGCGAGGTCGTCGATCTGGCCGGCGAAGTTCTTGATGGCGAGCAGGCCGGCGCCACCGATCACCGCGGCGGCGCTGGCGATGCCGCCGAGCGGGCCGAGCACGGCGCCGAGGCGGGTGCCGGTGCCGGCCAGGCCGAGCAGCTCCTGCTTGACGTTGCCGATGACGCGGCTGGCGCGGTCTTCGGCCGTCAGGACGATCTGGGCTTTCGGGCTAGTGGCCATGGGCTCGGTCAGTGATCGCGGATGGCCTCGAGGAGGGCCAGGTGCAGGTTCATGTCGGGCGGCTCACCGTGCAGGCGGAAGAACTGGCCGAGCCGCTGCGGCTGCCAGCCGCCCATCCAGTCCCAGCAGGCGATGGCGATGGCCACGGGGACGGTGCGCTCGGGCGGGTGGTCCAGGCCGCCCACGCCCTCGGCGATGGCGCGCTCCCGCTCGGCGGCCTGCGCGCGCCAGACGAGCACCGCCGCTAGTCTTTTTTTTCGGCTTCGACCTTCTGCTGGCGATCGGCGAAGAGTTCGATCACCTTGTCGGTGATGGCGGCGTGCCAGGCGGGCTTTGCGTGCAGCAGGCGGCGCGCGGCGCGGCGGCTGAACGGCTGCGGGGTGTCGCCCGCGCCTTCGAAGAGATCGCCCTCGATGACGCCGCTCCAGCCGGTGAGGGCGGCGGCGGCGAGCACGGTGCGGTAGGCGGTTGCGGGGATGTCGTTGAGCGGGACATCCGGGGCGGCGACGTGGATCTCGGTGAGCGTGGACACCGGCGAGGGCAGCACGCCGTCGAAGCGGCGCCCGTCGATGGCGACCGTGAAGCGGCGGGCTTCGCGGTCGCGCTCGGCGATTTCTTCGTCGGTCATACGGCGAGGTAGCTCGTTTCGTCGTTCTGCAGCGTGACGGTGCAGGGCACGGAACGGGCAGCGCCGCGGTCGAGCGAGGAGGAATCGCCGGTGGCCCAGTTGGCGGCGGCGTACTGGACATCACCCGCAGGGTGGCTGCGGCGCATGGCGACGACCGAGGCGGCCTTCATGGCGGCGCGCGCGGCGAGGAAGCCGGCACCCATGGGCTGGGTGAAGTAACACGGCAGCGTGTAGACGGTGCCGGATTGGTTGCCCTGCAGCGTGGCCACCTTGCCGCGCGACAGCAGCGGGGTGGGGATCTGCTCGACCTCGCCGCCGGCGCGCTCGGCGAGGCCGACGAGCGGGATCGAGGTCCAGGCGGTGATTTCCTTGCAGGTGCCGGCGCCTTCGCCGGCGGGGAAGCGCGTGGTGCTGGCGGTGTCGATGTCTTCCAGCGTGACCAGGTACGGGCCGCTGCCGGAGATGGCGGAGACGCGGGCGACGATGTTGACGAGATCCTCCCAGCCGGAGGTGACGACATGGCAGATGTCGTTGACGGCGAAGCTGGGGTCGCTGGCGAACGACAGCACGGTGGAAGCGGCGTTGCTCGCGGCGGTAAACGTCTTCACCGCGCCGATGGTCGTGGCGATGGCAAAGCGCGTGCCTTGCGGCAGGGTGAGCGTGGTCATGGTGGAACACTCCGAAATGCCGGGACCGTTAGGCCCGCAGCGCGGCCGGCACCGCGCGTCGGGCTGGATCGATGGCTAGGCCAGCGCGCCGGGCTCGCCGGCGGCGACAAAGAGGGTGGCGATGTAACGCAGCGTGATGCGGCCGACCGGCTGGTCGGCGATGGCGGAATCCTCGATCGCGGCGCCGGCGTAGGACAGCGTGACGTGGTTGCTGTCGACGGTGAGGCTGCTGCCGAGGGCGACTTCGATCTCTTCGGCGATGGCGTCGAGCGTGTCGGCCACCGTTTCGGTATCGCGCACGGTGGCGATGAGTTCGACCTCGACCTGGCGCTGCTGTATCGGTTCGGTCGGCGATTCCTCGGCGACATCCTCGCCCGGGGTGCGCACCTCGAGGCCGGGCAGTTCACCGATCTGCCAGGGGTAGACGCGCGCCACGCGGACGCTGCTGCCGGTGGTGGCCAGGCCGGTGACGGCGGCGACGACGGCGGTGCGCAGGATCTGGCGGACGTGGGTCATGATTGCCGCTCCAGGACGAGGCGCGTTTCGAGTTCGTCCGGCGCGATGGGGAGCAGGTTGCGGACCTTGTACGTGATGCCGTCGCGGACGACGGTGTCGCCGACGGCCACCGCGGCAACATCGGCGGCGATGCAGCGCAGGCTGGGGGCGGTGCCGGCGGCGTCGAGCGATTCGGCGTAGCCGCCGTCGAAGATGGCGGTGATGTCGTCGCCGTCGACGGTGACGAGCTCGCCCAGCACGGCGTAGTTTTCCGCAAGCGCGGCGGCGGCGAGGGCGGCGAAGGTCATGCGGCCGCCGCCAGCGGCTGCAGCAGGCCGGCGCGCTCCAGGTACGAGAGCACCAGGTCGGCCACCATTTCGGCGCTCACCGCCGCCTGGCAGGCCGCCGCCCCGGTGCGCTGGTCGCGCGCGCAGAAGGCGAAGTCGGCGCCGTGCACGCGGTGGCACGGGTGGCAGGTGATGGCCTGCGGTTCGATCGCGGCGGTGTTCAGCCAGTCGCGCGTGAGGTTCTCGTTCGACGAGTGCGACAGCGTGACCACCTTCAGCATCGGTTCGAAAGCGACCGCGTTGGCGATCACGCTTTCGGTGGCGACCACGGCATCGGCCAGCGTGGCGTAGGTCAACGCCATGCGCAGCGGCCATTCCATGCCGACCACATGGCCGAAGGGCTCGACGCCTTCGGCATCGACGCCGCGCAGGTCGCCGAGCAGCACGGTGTGCACGCCGCGCGCGGCGAGCAGTTCCATCAGGCGCTGGCTGTGCGGCCAGGTCTTGACGATGCCGCTGCCGGTCGGGTTCAGGACGACCAGCGGGCCGGCGAGCTTTGCGCGCAGCTCGCGGGCGAGGCGCAGCTCCTCGGCCGAGGGGTAAAACTTCTGCCGCGGCTCGGCGCCGTCGAGGCCGGCCCACTCGTGCACCGCGTCGAGATAGTTGCGGTTCATCAACTTGTGGCGCAGCGGCTGGTCGAGAAAGAACCGCACTTCGTTCGGGTGCGGCAGCAGGTTGCTTTCGACGCTGCCGACCAGGTTCACCCAGCGGGTGTATTTCACGGCTTCGTGCGCGTAGTAGCGCAGCAGCTCATCGTCGGTCAGCATGCGGTCGCGCATGGTGATCAGGCGATCGATGTTCGGGTCGTGGCGCAGCACCTCGGCGCCGGTGCGGGCGGCGTAGACGGTGACGTGATGCCCTTCGGCCTTCAGGTGCGCGGCGACGCTGCTGGCCCACAGCGCATCGCCGTGGCCGCCCAGGCGCACCAGGCCGGCGGTCTTCAGCGGCCGCGGGGCGTTGCAGGCGTACTGCTGGCCGCTGCCGGCGAGCCCCTTGCGGTAGACCTGCAGGAAGCTGTATTCGAATCCGCCGTTGCGCTGCTCGTTCACGAGCAGGTCCCAGTCCGGCGCGAAGCTGCGCATGGCGCCAGCGATGTCTTCCGGCGCAAAGTCGTTCTTGTGGTCCGGGTTGGAGCCCGGCTCGCCGATGCGCGGGTACAGATCGCGGTCGGGCAGGTACAGCACCAGGTGGCCGCCGGGGCGGACCAGCCGCCACCATTCGCGCAGCGCCGTGCGCCAATCGACGATGTGCTCCAGGGTGTGGCTGGAGAACACCGTGTCCCAGGAATCGTCGGCGAAGATTTCCAGCCGGGCGGCGTCGGGGACGACCAGATCCGGCCGCATCTCGGTGCCGAAGAGCGAGGTATCGATCAGGTTGTCGACGCCGAAGGCGTGCGGCCAGACCTTGCAGTTGCCGGAGCCAACGTCAAGCACGCTGCCCGCGCAATACGGCAGCACGTCGAAACGGACCTTCAGCGCTTCGCGCCCTTGCGGTGCTTTCGGATTCCAGACCATGTACTTTGTCCCGTCAAAGTGCCCGAACGAGGCGGCGAGGGCGGCGCTTCGGGAAGCGTTTTCGGTTGCGAACCTAGCCCTGCCGGAAGCGAAACGGCCCGCCGAGGCGGGCCGTTGCAGCGTTTGCCGTCCGTGATTACGCGGTCAGCACGTCCTTGCGTTGCGCGAAGGCGCTCGGCTGGCGGACGGTGTAGTCCCAGAACTGGTTCAGGGTGATCTTCACCTGGCCGGTGTCGGCCTTCGTGTAGGGGTCGACGACGACGTCCAGACCGCCGAAGAAGCCCAGCACCATCATCGACCAGTCGGTCGAGAACACCATGCCGCTGGCGACGGTGGTCGCGGTTCCCTTCGTGAGAGCGCGCGGCACGTTGTTGGTGATGGCAGCGCGGTAGCCGTTCAGCGGCGTGTTGCCGTTGTCCCAGATGAAGCCCTGGTTGGTTCCCTTCTGCACCTTCTTGGCCTTCTGCCGAATCGCCGTGTTGATCAGGTAGCCGGACAGCGCATCCGGCGCGGCGTTGGCGGTGAGCGGCGTGCTTTCGAGATCGACCAGCACGTCCCAGGACAGCGTCGAGCCGTGCGTGCCCTCGCTGACGGTGCCGATGCCGGTGCGGTACAGGATGCCGGTGCCGTTGGCGGCCGAGCTGCCCTGGATCGCGTAATTCTCGATCAGGTTGCCAGCGCCCGTGACGAGGTCGTCACGCAGCAGCGGCTCGAGCGCCATGGCCGACTGGATGATGGCCTGTTTCGACACCTCGACGTACGCGCCGACACGCTTCGGGCTCAGCGTGAGCTGCGCGATCGTCGGATTGGTTTCCGTGGCCGAGCCGATCTCGGTCAAACCTGCCAGCGAGCCGGCCGCCGACTTGTACGGAATGGCGATGCTCGAGGTCAGCCCCGTGAGCACGCGCGCGCCGAGCATCGGGAACACCATCGCGTTGCGCAGCACGTCGAAGTACATGTCGGTGCGCAGGTCGGTGGCGACCAGGTTGCCGGCTTCGGTCGTGGTGCCGACGTTGAAGTCGCGAGCAAAGACTTCGTAGGGCACGAAGACGCCCTCGGGGGCGCTTCCCATCATCTTGGCGAAGGCGCGCGAGCATTCCAGTTCGAAGCCGACGCCCTGCATGGCCATCGGATCGTCCTTCTGGATCGTCAGGGCGCGCACCAGCTTGCCGAAGCTGTAGCGGTTGGCTTCCTTCGGCGTGAGGCCGATGTGCAGCTGGCTCACGTCCGTGTGGCGGCTGGCCTGCTGGTCGACGATCTTTTCGAGGAACTTGTCGACGCTCATGCCGTCGCGGACGGCGGCAGCCACGTCTTTCTGGCTGACGTACTTGCTGTACTTCTCGCCGAGGTCGACGATCGCAGCGACGCGCTGCTCGTTGCTCGGCTGGGGGGTGGTGTCGCTCATGATCAGAGGCTCCGGTTGCGGTTGCTGCGGTTGCTGCTCGGGGGGGGCTTCGCGCTGGGCCGGTGCGGGATCGGGCGCAAGCGCCCTGCCCTTGCCGACCGTGACATCGGCGGGGATGCCGACGATGCTGCCCTCGAAGGGCTGCCACCGGGTCACGCGGTACACCGGCAGCGCGGAATCGCCTGTCTTCCCTCTTGCTTCCCCAGCCGAGCGGAGTTGAGCGGCTTCCGTTAGAAACTCGCGTTCATACTGCTCGCCGGTCAGCGAGCGGATCACCTGCTCGACGCCGTCGGCGTCGCGCTTGACTTCCTTCACCTCTTCGATCAGGTAGCCGACCGAGACGAGGGTGCGGATGTCGTCTTCGTAGTCTTGCCGGATTTCCTGCCCGAAGGCGCTGCGGCTGAAGCGGCCGCCGACGCGGACCATGCGCGATTCGGCATCGAGCCAGGCGCTGCGGATGACGCCGGCCTGACGGTCGGTGTCGTGATTCACCAGCAGCGGATGGCGGCCGTCGGCCAGGCGCGTCAGGTCGACGGCGTCCGGCGTGTGCTCCAGGATCTCGATGCCGAACCAGCGCTCGTACGGCGCTTCGCTGGAAAGCGAGAACTCGAAGGCGTTCGGGTCGTCGTTGCGGCCGTCGCCCTTGGCGGGCGCGCGCTCGACGTGAAAGGTGCGGGTCTGCTTCATTCGTCCTGCTCCTGCGGTTGCGGCTGCCGCGGCGCGGTGGCGGTGGCGGTGGCGGTCGGGGCGGAAATGCCGGCGGCTTTCAGCGCCTTTTCCTCCTGCGCGAGCTCGGCCACGATGTCGGCGAAGTCGGCTCCCTGCTGTGCGGCGACGCGGGTGCGGCTGGTCAAGCTCATGTCGATCAGCTCGCGCACGGCCTGGGCGTCTTTCAGCGGGTCGACCCACGGCCAGCGGCGGCAGGCGAACTCTGCCGCGTCGATGAACTTGTCGAGCCGGCCGGCGGGCAGCGCGGTGCCGCTCGGAAAGGTGATCGCGCCCATGGGCAGGGCGATGGTCAGCCAATCACGGTAAAGCGGGGCGAGCAGGCTTTCGTTCAGCCAGTCCTGCAGGGTGATCCACTGCTCGCGCGTTTCGATGGTGCCGGCGCGGATGCTGGAAAAGTTCACGCCCTCGAGGTCGTTTGCCAGCGTGGGGTAGTCAACATCCAGGCCGGCGGCGAGGCCGCGCAGGCAAACCTTGACGAACGCGCCGAACTGCTCGTGCGGGTAGGTCGGATCCCAGGAATCGAGCGAGTAACCATCAGGCAGCTCGAGGAACTCGCCGGGCTCGGCGTTGATGTGCAGCTTGCCGGTGAACTCGTCCTGGCCGTCGGCCATCTTGTTCAGGCCCGGCGCGGCGGCATCTTCCTTGCGGCTGAGCATGCCCATCTTCGCGGCGCCGACGCGGGCGGCGACGACGGCCGCTTCTTCGTACCCCTGCAGCATCTGCGCGCGCAACAGCACGGCGTGCATCCAGGAGTAGCCGCGCACCTGCTCGGCCCGCTCGGGCACGTACAGGTGATAGAGGTCTTCCATCGGCACGCGCTCGACGTACTTGGCGCCGCGCAGGACGACGTTCTCGCCGGGATGCGTGGTCCACAGCCACAGCGCCTGCGCGCGGCCGGCACCGTCGATCTCGACGCCCATGCGGATGACGTTGCCGTTCTGCAGCCGCTGGTTCAGCGTCTCATCGATGCGGTCGGCTTCGAGAAGCTGCAGCTTCAGGCCGTAAGTGAACTTGCGGCCGCGCACCTTGCGGATCACCGCTTCGCCGTCGCGCGCTACGGCCTTGACGGCGACGCGCAGCATCTGCGGCAGCGCCAGGCGGCCAGCGAGGTCGCAGTCTTTGCCCCAGCGATACCAGTGGCGCTCGATGGTGTCGTTGGCGGCGCGGTCGAGCACGGCGGTGCCGTCGGCGCGGTAGTCCGCGGCGCGCACCTGCAGCGTGGGGCCGGCGGCGCCGACGATGTTCGTGGCCACCATGGACAGGAAGCGGCGGCCGTATTCGTGGTTGGCGCAGAGCTTGCGCGCGCGCGAGCGCAGCACGACCAGAGCAGCGTCCAGATCCGCGTTCAGGGCAGCGCTGTAGCCCCCGAAGCTGGCGGTCAGCCGCGAGGTAGCGGCGCCGTCGAAGCTGCGGCGGGCGGGCGGCGGCGCCGGCAGGCGCCAGGCACGCCAGGCCGCGGCGAGCCGCGCCCGCATGGAAACTTCTGCGGGCATCAGAACCGGACCTGCAGGCCGCTGCCAGCACCCAGACCGACGGCGAGGCGGTTGCGGGCGGTTTCGTGGGCGACGCGGGCCTGCCAGAAGTTGATGGCGCGGACCAGCCCTGCCCGCGCTTCTTCCACCGTGCCGTAGCGGGTGCGGCGGTCGCCGACAGCGACCTCGATCACGCCGGTGGCGGAGTGGCTGGCGGTCATCAGCGAGGCGAGCGCGGCTTCGGCATCCGCCAGCGCCTTCATCGCCTGCGTACGCCCGTCATGCCCCTGTGCCAGGTTGCCCACCATGGGCAGGATCTCGATCTCGCCCTGCCAGGGCGTGCCTTCGAGCGTCTGCCGGGCGGTGACGACCGGGCTGCCCTGCTCGACCACGCTGCGCCAGCTGTAGGCGCCGGCGTTCCAGGTGGCGGTGGTCGTCGGGCCGATGAGCACGGTGTAGTCCGTGCCTTTGTCATCCGCGCTGGCGGTGATCGTGACGGCGGCCTGCACGGGCGTGGCGAAGCGCGGCACCAGGACGAACTTCAGCGTCCAGGCGTCGGCGCCGAGCACGGTGCCGTCGGCAGCGCGCGGGGCGGCGATGTCGAACTGCAGCGTATCGCCGGCGACCAGGCGGGTGGGGATCAAGGTTTTTCGCTCCCGATGCGCGGCGTGATGGGGCGCGGCGCGGCAGATCCGATGCGGGCGCCCGGGGCCTGCGGGGCGGCGCTGCCGATGCGGCGGCGGCCGCCGCCGATGGCGACATAGGCGACTTCGGCGACGATGGGCGCCGTCATGCTGTACTGGTGCGCCACCGCGGGGGCCTGCACGATGCCGGCCTGGCCGACGCCCGGCACCTGGCCGAGATAGGTATGCAGCGCCGCCGGGGCGCGCACCTGCGCGGCGACGGCGGGCGCGGCCGCGGTGTAGCTGTGCGCGGCGGCACCGGCGGCCACCGTGCTGCCGGCGCTGGCGGCCGGGGCGACTGCCGCGTAGCTGTGCAGCACCGAGGGCACGGCCACGCGGGCGCGGGCCTGCGGGGCGAGGCCGGTGTAGCTGTGCGCGGCGGCGGGCACGGCCACCGCGGCGCCGACGGTGAAGGACGGCGCGGCTGCCGTGTAGCTGTGCGCGACGGCGGGGGCCGCGACACTGGCGCGCGCCTGCGGGGCGAGGCCGAGGTAGACGTGCGCGGCGGTGGCGGCGGCGACGGCCACGCGAACCTGCGGCGCCTGGCCGGTGTAAGTGTGCGTTGCGGCGCCTGGGGCAACGCGGGCGGAGACCTTGGGCGCGACGGCGGTGTACGTGTGGCTGGCGACGACAGCGGAGACGGTGGTGCCGGAATCCGGCAGCCCGAACACCGGCATGCCATCCCAGCGCAGCCCGTTCGTGCTGCTGCCGCTCCTGAAGACCGGCAGGCCGTCGTGCGTCAGGATCGCCACGCTACCGAACCCCGGCAGGCCGTCTGCGGTGAGCATCGTTCATCTTCCGAAGACCGGCATGCCAAAGGCCGAATGCCCGTGCGTCGATTCATCCGGCACGTACTCCACATCGTCGCCACCCCACAGCAGCGCGTCGCTCGTCTGTGCATCGCCGTCGCTGCCCTGCACTCTCGACATCGGCCAGTGCTCGTGATCGACCGTGGCGACGCCGCCGCCGTTGGCGGTTGCGCTGACCACCGGCACCTGCCCGGGAGAGCGCAGCCAGATCGTTTGTCCTGCGCCCAGGCCGCGCACGGTCAGCGTGTCGCTGCTCCGCAGGTGAAAGAGCCGCACATCGGCGTCGATGCCCACCGCGGAGAAGGCGATCTGCGTGCCGCTGGCGTAGGTCGCGTCCGCCGTGTCGATCTGCAGTTCGCGGTCCAGCCATGCCTTGATGGCCGTGCCGCTGACGGAGAGCTTGACCTTGATATCGACGGCGGCGTCTATCGTGTGGCTGCCGCTGCCCTCGGCGATCACGGTGCCGTCCATCTTGAGCAGCCGCAGCTTGCGGGCGCCGGTGGCCATCGTCGGCATCAGCATCCGATAGCCTGCGCTGCCGTCCGTGCGGAACTCGAAGGCAACATCCGACGATGCCGCCAGGTCGTCGCACACGAAGGCCCACTCGGCGATGAAGTCGGTGTGCGCCAAACTCTTGTGGTAGCGGTTGCGGGCCGGGCCGGCGGCCGAGTACCGCAGCGCATACGGGGAAGGCTCCAGCACGGCGGCGATGACTTTCCGGCCGCGCTCCCAGATTTCAATCGGATCGCCGGCGCCGAGACTTTCCTCGGGGTTGCCGTCATAGACGAACGGCACGTAGCCCACGTCATGCGTGAGCGCACCCTCCGGCTCGGTGAAGTGCGTGAAGATGCCGATCGCGTGCGCGGCGTCCTGCGGAATGCGCTGCACGATGTAGGTCGGCGCTTCGGTCCAGTCGCTGATCGTGTCGGCGACGAAGATGCCGTTTTGCAGCGTCGCGCTCGACGGCGGCAGCAGGTTGCACAGGCCGATCCACTTGCCTAGCGTCGGGTGGTAGAACACGTGCACGCCTTCAGGGCTGTGCTCGTAGTAAAACCGCGCCGGACCCATTTCCTGATCCGGGCCGAGCGTCCACGGCCCGACCGGCGTGCTGCCGGTGGCGTAGCCGACGACGAACTCGTTGTCTCCCGGCGCGACCGGCCGGGATTGCGTCACCCGGTAGTACGTGCCTTCGTGCAGCACCACGCACTCCGGCAGGACGCCTTCGTTCGCCCAGGTGCCCTCGTACTCGTCATAGGGCAGCGACGAGTGAAACGTCCAGCCGGTCATGATGTCGGACGTGCTGTTCGTCCAGATGTCGCCGTACTGCGGCCAGCCCGGCAGCCAGGTGTCCTCGTCGGCGCGGGCCACATCGCAGCAGATGCGGTGCAGGTAGTAGACGCCTCCGCGCTTTTCTATCCATCCCGGCCAGGCAAAGCCGGTGGTGAAGTTCACGCTGCCGGTCTTCTTGTTCCAGCAGTCGATGAAGCCCAGCCGCGTCCAGGTGATGCCGCGATCGGTCGAGCGATCGACCATGATGCCGGACTCGTCCCAGTTGCCGCTGAAGCTGAAGATGTACCAGCTCCCATCGCCGTCGATGAACAACGAAACGCCGGTCTTGCCGAGTTCTTCGTCCGAGCCGCTGCCTTCGGTCGGGCCGATGAATTCGAGGTTCGGGCCGAAGGTGACAAGCGTCGGCTTGGTGACTCTCGACCAGCCGGTGCCTGCGGTCCAGCCGTTGGCGGCGTCGAAGGCTTCGGCAAGCACTAACCCGGTGCTGTTGCGGGTCAGCGAGGGCATGTCACCAGCTCGGGATCTCGATGACCGACAGCATAGTTTCGTTCTGGCCGGAGTTCAGCGTCACGCCGGTGCCAGAACTGGCGTTGTGGTAGCCGTAAAGCCTCAGTACATCGCCGGTAGTAATGGAGCGCGACAAGCCCTTGGCGAGCGCCAGGTAAGACGACCCGATGCAATTGCCGGTGGCGCTGATCACATAGGTGCTGCTGATCTTGACGGCGCCGTAGATCAACAGCGCGGGGTTCGCGCCCATGGCCCAGTTCGCGGCGCAGTTGATCGAGTAGACGCCGGACCGCTTGCAGGTGATCTGGTTGCTGCCGGTGCTGACCATCATTGCGGTGTTATCGACGGCGGCAGTGTTCAGCGTGACGAGCGTCTCGGCGCTGGTCGTGAAGTTGCTCATGTTGGCCGACATGTACATTTCGGCGCACATCGCCAACGACCGGCCGGCGACCTTGAACCAGTTGGAGCCGTCGCACAACAGGATGGCGGACTCGCCGGCCCACATGACGCGGGTCGCGGCGCCGTCGATCGTCTCGCTGGCGTTGCCGTCGATGGTCACCAGCTTGGTCAGGCCGGTGGCCATGCGCACGCCGAGAAACTTGCCGGTGTTGCCGCTGGCGGCTGGCAAGGTCAGCGTGTAGTCCGCCGACGTGCCGCTGCAGACGTGCATGCGGCCGATGGTGGCGGTCGTGGCGCCGGTGACGCTGATCTCGGCAGCGGTCAGGACCGAGAGCATGTCGCTGGCGCTGCCGCCTGCCGGCGTGCCCCAGGTGAGATCGCCGCGCAGGAAGTTCGTCGAGGAACCGTTGCCGACGAGGCCGCGCTGCTTCAGCCAGGCGAGCAGCCTCATTTGGTGATGACGCCCGCGTAAGCGTTGTAGGCGGTGCCGCCGCTGACGTTCTTCATCTGCAAGTAGACGGTGTTGCTGAGCCGGTGCGTAAGACCGTGAACGCTGCCGCCGGCAATGGTGTCGATCAGGTAGAAGTTCGACCCGCCGTTTGGCGTCATCCACACTTCAAAGGCTTGCCCTTCCTCGGCGATCAGCGTGTGGATCAGCCACTCGACGCCGCTGCCGGGCTGAATGTCCGTGGTGGCGTCGTCAGCCTTATCGGCGCCAGCAAGAACTGCGTCTCCGACTGCCATGGCTGCTCCTAGTTCAGTACCTTGATCGTGGCCTCGGCGAGCCGCACCAGCGCGGCGACGATGGCCGCACCGGCGAGCAGGTAGACGCCGGCGCCGAGCAGGCAGAAGACGGCGAAGGCGACCGGGACGGCGACGTAGACCGGCTGCTTCTGCCACCAGCCGCGCAGGCTCGCGCGCACGGTCATTTCGCCGGCCCGATGCCGATCGGCGGCAGGCCCTCGCCGGCCATGGTGTCGTGCGGGGCGTCGACGTTCGTGAACTCGGCGCCGGGGTCGCCGAGCGGCGGGAGGCCGAACTGGGCGCGGATGGCGTTGGTGCGGGCGAGTTCGCGCGCGCGGGCGGCCTGGGCGCGGGCTTCGGAGGCGGCGAGTTCGCCGGAGTAGTCCACGCCGGGGATCTCGCCGGTTTCACTCGTCGCGGCGGCGGCGGGCTCCAGCGCCCGCTGCAGTTGCTGCAGGTCGGCGAGCAGGCGGGCGGCGTCCTGCACCAGGCGGGCGATGTCCATGGCGGGTGCTCCGGTCAGGTGGTGGACCAGGTGGCGATGCCGCTGGCGTTCCACTGCAGCGTGAGGTCGCCGGTGACGTTGCCGACATCGCTGTCGGCGGTGATGACGCTGAACAGTCGCGAGGTGCTGGCGGTGCCGGTGCTGCGGTAGATCGGGAACTTGCGGGCGTTGGAAAAGCCGCTCGCGTGCTGGGTCCAGACGACGTCGGCCGCGTCGAACGTGACCGTGGTCGTGCTGCGGGTGAGCGTGACGCTGCCGAGGGTGGCGCCGCCCGCGGTGTAGTTCGTGCCGGTGACTTCGTTCGTCACGTCGTTGAAAAAATCGTGCGTGTCCTGGTCGATCGAGTAACTGTTCGTGGCGGCGGCGACCTTGATGGTGTCGGTGTCGAGATCGAAGACGCCGTTCGAGAGGCCGTTCCACTGGCCGAGCAGCGCGCTGTAGTACATGAGGTGCGTGACCGGCGAGACGAGGCCCTGCCAGTTGAGCCAGGCGCCGCCGGCGCCGAACAGCAGGCCGACCGCGAGGGCGGCGAAGATGAGAGTGAGCCAGTCCATCATGCAGCCTCTGCGGTGTCGAGCGGGTTGTAGGCTTCGGGGAAGACTTCAGGGGCGACGGCGAAGGCGCGGCCCTTTTCGTCTTCGACGATCCAGTCGTTGAAGTGCAGCGCGACCTTGCTTTTCTCGTTGACGACGAGCAGGCCCTTGAAGGCGCGCCGCTCGATCGGGTAGCGGACCACCTGCGGGTGGTCGCCGTCCTTCTGCCAGTGCGTGGCTTTGACGCGCGCGCCGGTGGCGCGGTTCACATGCGTGGGGACGAACATGGCGGGGCTCCGACGGGGCGGGTTCAGTGGACGGCCTGCGGGCGCAGGCGGGTGACGAGCTGCGGGACGCGCAGGACGTGCTGGCGGATGGCCACGAAGCCGAAGCGGCCGGCGTCGATGCGGCGGGCCTGGTGATCAGGCTGCTCGAAGGGCATGTCAAACGCGCATTCGATGCGGTAGCCGGGGATCTCGGCGCCGTCGGCCAGCGGTTCGAACAGTGCGCTGGCGGCGATGTAGCGCAGGCCGCGGCCGGATTCGTGCGGTTCCTTGGCGAGCACGGTGCACAGCGACAGCAGGGCGACGAGGCGCGGGTCGTGCGCTTCGTACAGGACGTTGAAGGCGCCGATGCGGTTGCTGTCGGGGTAGTGGATTTCCATGCGGGCGCGGAAAGAAAAACGGCCCGCGGGGAGCGGGCCGAAAGCGTTGCGACCAAGGAGAGTGGGCGGATCCGGAAGTACTGGCAACGTATCCGAATCAGGGGGGATTTTGCGCCGAAGTGTTCCGCGGGTGGCGATGTATTTTGTTCGCGTTTTCGGAACAGTTTGCGGTGATGCTAGGGAACAGCAGCGGGCGCGGCCGCAAGTTCAGCGCGGTGTTTCTCTGCGCCTGCCATGGCAAACGCTTTCGCGACCATCCAGAAGCCCCAGGCCGCGGCGGTGATCACGTGGCCGTACCAGACGAAAACGCCTAGCGCGAACCACCCGACGAGCCGCGCGACTGCGCTGCGGATCGGCGTGCGCGGCTCCTTGGCCAGCCTCTTCTGCATGTCATCCGTAAGCACGAGCAGGCCGAACGGGACGCCCACGGCCCAGACGAAGAACTTGGCGACGTACTGCGCGCCCTCGACGCCTTCGATGAATCCGAGCCACACGGCGGCAAAGAAGCCCCCGTTCATCACGACGAAGTAGATGCCTTTTTTCATGTCGTTGCCCTCTCCGGTTGGCGATCAGTCGGTACTGCGCTCGTCGCCCACGCCGAGCAGGCGGTGCGTTTCGATGACGCGCTCGCGGGCGGCATAGGCGCGGTTGGCGGCTTCAGCGCTCAGGCGGTAGGCGGTGGTTCGGCCGATGCCGATGGCTTCGGCCAGGCGCTTGACGGGGACGCGGGTGCCGGCGGCGGGCAGCGCGTACATGCCCCAGAGCATGGCGACGCCGCGCTCGTCCTGGCTCTGCAACGCGCAGTGAAACGCGGCGACCTGCTGGTCGAGCCGCATGCGCGGACCCTCACCCGGGGCGGTGCTGCTGGCGGTGCGCAGGCGGCCGAGCACGCTGCCGATCGGGCGTGGCGCGGCGAGCTTGCGGGTGGTGACCCAGGCGCCCCAGTCCTGGCAGAGCAGGTCGACCGGCTCGGGCAGGCGGCGGGCGGCTTCGCGATCGGCGAGCTCGGCGGCCGTCCAGGCGCGGGCGGGGGCGGCGAGACGGCGCGGGCGGATGCGGATGGTGCGCAGGGTGGGCATGGTCAGTAGCCTCTCAGGACGGCGGCGAGCTGGCGGTTCAGTTCGGCGGGGAACTTGCTGCGGATGTCGCGCAGCAGGGCGGCGTTGATCCGCTTGGTGTTGAACATCTGCGCGACATCGATGGTCTGCACGGCGCGGATCGGCAGGCGTTTCTTGCCGGTGCGTGCGGCGACGAAGGTGCCGCCCTTGGCGGTGGCGATGAAGGGCAGGCCGGCGGCCCAGTCGGGCGTGCCGAGGATCTTGCGACCGCCGCCGCGCTTGATCTGCACGCGCAGGCGGTTCAGGGTCTTGTCCTTGCGGCGGCGGCGGGCCATGGCGAGGGTTACGAATTTCTCGACGAAGCGGACGACGTTCAGGCTGCGGCCGCGGCGGTTGGCGGCGAAGACGGTGACGGCGAGCTCGCCCTTGGCGCTGATGGAGGCGCGGCGCATGCGCACGAGGGGGACGATGTCGCCGCGCGGGAGGTTGAAGTCGCGGCCGATCTCGCGCACGGCGGCGACCTTGGTCTGCTCGCCGATGCGGTTCAGGGTGCGGGCGATGGCGGTGCGGCGCTCTTTGTCCGAGAGGCCGTCGAGCGTGCGCAGGGCGGCGGAGAAGTCGGTGCGGATGTCGATCTTCACGGGCCCGGCCTCCAGCGCGAGACGAAGTTGCCGCGGACGCGGCGCGCTGCGGGGGGAATGGCGGCGGCGGGGACCGGCGCCGCGGTGGCGGCGGGGTCATCGGGCGCGGTTTGCTCTGCGGCCTGCAGCAGGTCGGGCTGGCGGATGCGGGCTTCGGCGCGCTGCCATTCGTATTCGCGCCAGCGCGGGACGCCGAGCCAGTGGGCGGCGGCCAGGGCGTAGACGGCGCAGTCGAGCGCTTCGTTGCGGCGGCCGGCAGGCTTGATCCACTGCAGGCGCGGGCGGCCTTTCTGGTACTTGGTGACGAGGCGCTCGGCGGTGAGCTGCTCGAGCACGTCGCGCGGGATCCACTGGCCGATGTGCACGTAGCCGGGGCCGGGCTCGAGCAGGCGCAGGCGGCCGTAGATCATGGCCTTGGCGGTGTCGGTGCCGACGGGCCAGAGCTTGACGCCGCCGCGGATCTTGTTGCCCTTGTAGTTCACGTCGATGTCGCGCGGCTTGCCGAGCACGGGGCGCGCGGCTTCGCTGGCGCCCTTGACGGCGGTAACGTGCTTCCAGGCGCGGGCGCGGGCGTAGTGGTAGACGGCCTGCGTGTGATGGCCGCCGGAGTCGATGGCGGTGCAGTCGATGCCGAGCTGCGCGCCGCTGGCGTGCGTGAAGCGGGTGTCGAGCAGGGCGTCGAGGGCGGTCCAGACGGCGGTGTCAGCGGGGCTGCCGTAGAAGATTTCGTGCTCGACGAGCTGCGAGGTTTCGCCGCGGCCGAAGGCCCAGACGTAGGCCTCGAGGCGATCGCCCTGGACATCGACGCCGCAGGTGAGGACGGAACACTCGGCGATGACGGTGCGGCGGTCGATCGGGCGGGCGCGCTTGGCGAGGTCGTTTTCGCTGACCTTGTCGCCCTGCTCTTCCCAGGTTTCCGCCAGAACGGTGTTCAGCCAGACCTTGAAGCGGCTGACATCGCCGACCTTCATGGCTTCGTTCGCTTCCCAGAATTCGTGCGCGGCCTGCTCCCACGAGTACCAGCCGAGGGGCGAGTACAGGGCGGAGAGGTGAAAGCTGGCAATGTCGCGGCGCTCGCGCTCGGCGCGCCACTGGCCGGCGGCGAGCATGGCGGGCTTGTGGTGCTCGGGGATGACGGCGCCGCAGTGTTCGCAGGCGTAGACGACGCTGCCGGGGATGGGGGCGCCGGTGTCGTCGCGCTGCCAGCGGACGTTGGCCCACTTCAGCAGCTGGAAGTCGCCGCAGTGCGGGCACGGGACCCAGTAGCGGCAGCGGTCGCCGGCTTCGTAGTCCTGCTCGATGCGGGAGAAGCCTTTCGTGGTCGGCGTGCTGGTCTTCAGGATGCGGCGGCGGGCGAAGGTGGCGGTGCGGCGCTCGGCGAGCGAGATGGGGTCGCCCTCGCCGTCGACGTCGAGCGGGTAGGCGTCGATCTCGTCGAGGAAGAGGTAGCGCACTGGCATGGAGCGCAGGCCGGCGGCGCTGTTGGCGCCGGCGATCACGAGGGTGCCGGCGGGGAAGTCCTTGGTCAGGATGGTGTTGGCGTCGTCGCGGCTGCGGTTGTCGGAGACCTTGGTGCGCAGGCGCGGCGATTCCTCGATCATCGGCTGGATGCGCTGGCGGCTGTAGCGCTTGGCGGTGTCCGTGGTGGGCTGCACCGCCATCACGGGGCCGGGGGCGATGTCGATGATGTAGCCAATCCAGTTGTTGCCGGCTTCGCTCTTGCCGACCTGGGCGCCGAACATCAGCACCACCTGCTCGACGGGCGAGTCGTCGGAGAGCAGCGCCATCGGTTCGCGCAGGTACGGCGTGCGTTCGCTGCGGTAGGGGCCGGGCTCGGCGGCGCCGCGGCTGGAGAGGATGCGATGCGCGTCGGCCCATTGCGTGACGGTGAGCGATGGCGGCGGCTCGAAGCCGGGCTCGGCGGCGGCACGGAACAGGGCGAGGGCTTCAGTCACGCGGCGGGCTCTTCGGCGCCGGGCAGCTGCTGCAGGTGCGCGAGGGCCTGGCGCAGTTCGGCGTCGAGCAGGCGGTAGCAGGCGGCGGGGTCGGTCTCGGCGGCGAGAAGAGGCGACAAACGGGCGGGCATGGCGAGCATCTGGTCGCGGACGGAGCGCAGGACGGCGAAGGCGGCCTGGCGGACTTCAGTGCGGGCGATCAGTTCGCCGCGCATCTGGGCGAGCTTCAGGCGGGCGATCTGCGCCTCGGCGGACTCCCGCATGGTCTTGGCGACGTGGTAGCTCGTGGCGTTGGCGTCGGGGTCGGCGGACGGGGGCGCGGATGGCGGCGGCGGCGTGGTGAGCGCCTGCGCGGTCTTGGCGCTGGGGCGGACGCGGTTGGCGATGGCGTGACGGGCGAGATCGACATCGACCAGGCCGTCGGTGCCGCGCTCGACGATGCCGCGGTCGATCAGCTCGCCCAAGCTCTGCCGGCTGACGCCGAGCAGGCGCGCGAGCTGCGCGGGCCTAACCCGCTGGCTGGCGATCGATGCTGCGGAGGTCATCGAAGAAGTCGCGGTAGAAGTCGAACAGCTCGCGCGAGTGGTGCACGGCGGTCTGCTCGATGCGGGGGTTCGTGTTGACGTTGGCGCTGGATTCGAAGACCAGGTGCAGGTCGCCGGCGGGGGGGGCATCCGTTCGGGACGCGAGCATCACCTTGCTGTGGTTGCGGGCGACGACCAGGCGGACGGTGTCGGCGCCGTAGATGCGGACGAGTTCGCGCGCGCGTTCGAATTCGTCGCCGTACTGCGAGGGGAAGATTTCGCCGACGAAGAGGTGCAGGCGCTCGATGGCGCCGTCGTCGAGCCAGGCGGCGAGCTGGTCGAGATCGGCGCGGGCCATGCACCAGGTCGAGAGGTACACGACATCGAAGAAGCCGGCGCCGCGGATGGCGTGCGCTAGGAAGCTCAGGGAGTCGACATCGCCGCGCGAGATCACATGCCAGGAATCTCCGGGGGCGAATGTCGGTGGCAGGATCTCGGTGAGGTGTGCCTCTGAGTTGGCGCGGCGAAGCTGCATGCGGTGCTGCGCGCGGCATGCTCGAGCGACGCCGTCGGCTTCGTTCGCGCGCTCGATCGCCGCGCGAATCGTCGCGACTTCGCCGTCGTCCAGTCCTGCTAGCAGATCGTCATGCATGCTGTCAGGTAACCACTACCGCGATTCACTATCGAAAGCACGCGCTCGTTTGGCTCCGCAGGGCTGTTTGCTAGGAAGGACCGGTGGCGCCGACGCAACGTATCGTGTACGCGACGGATCGGACGAGCAACGTGGTGTAGGGGCGACGCATGGCCGCTTTCGGACAGTCGGGCCGGCGCTCGATGCG